TTGAAAGAATTCAAGGAGTTTTTGGAAACAGAGGTCTATTGGAGATTCGATAAAATCGCAGAACAATTCGAATACTCATATGCAATTTGGTGGAATCACATTACGGTAAAACAAAGACGACAAGTAGAGCCCTATCATCCTGAACATGGGAAAATCAACTATTATAATAAAAAACAGGTGATAGACGAAATTTGCAATTACAGCAATTTCGTAAAATCGGAAGATCAAACACAAGGACCCGTTGAATCAAAAACAAGAAATATCTGCAACGTAGGTCCATTCAGAAAAGCTCTAGCTGGTCCAGTCATTTATATGATGGAGAAAATGGTCAAAGTATCGGAATACTTTGAAGGATATATGAGTGGTTCCTCTTATGTTCAAAAAGGACATTTACTAGCTAGAATAGCTAAGGAATTGGGAGAAGATTGTGTAAAGCTCGACGGCGATGGAAAAGCTTTTGATTCCACGCAACACATAGAAATCAAACGTCTAGTTGACGACGTATTCTATGAGAAAATTATCGACAAAATGATAAGAGCAAAACAGAGAACCCCTTTTCCAGTTTGGGCAATTAGAGAAGCTTTGGTAAATCACAAAGCTAAAATCACAGTGGCAGAGAGACAAGGTAAGAGGTTGAAAAAATTACTTTACCTCAAGCATGAAGGTACTGTTCATACTGGCGACATGGACACAACATTGATGAACTCAATAAGAATGTGGTGTTACATGATGTTCATCAAGAAATTGGTGGGGCAACCATTGGATTCAAAACTCAATAACATGATCCAGGTTGCAGGAGACGATAACTCAGGTTATTGGAGAAGATCCTTTTATGTTAACAATGAAAAAGCTATCATAGCTGCCTATGCTAAAGTTTTCCATACAAAAATGGAAAAGAAAGAGAAAGGTCTTGGGCAAGTTATGAAATTTTTAAAGAAAGGATCAATAGAGCAAGGAGACTTTTGTAGTACGAATTGTTTCAAAACTGAAAGAATGGGTCAAACCAGCTACAGAGTCATCAGAATTCCAGATAGAATGCTGAAAACATATAGTATGATGTCTAAATCCAATTCTATCACAGAAAAACAATATTTGTGGAGTTCTGGAACTTGTGAAATGGCATGGGCAAAAGGATTGCCTATCTTTGAAGCATTAGCAAGATACAAAATGAAGTGGGGAGAAAGTTTTCAAGTTGAAAAACTAGTAAAAGACCCACCTTCAGCTTTTGATCGAATGCCACTAACCACCTATGAAGAAATGATCGTGGAAAACTACGATATTCAGTTTTACAAAGATAAGATGATAGGGGAAGCTTATGACTTGAGTATGAGATTGTGGACTAGCAATTCCCTAATCAGATTAAGCCAGTTTCAGCCTGAAGACCTTGAAACAGACTACAAAATGTGTGTTCAATGGTTAGAAGAAAATTATGCTATCTCCAGTGATGAAATAGCCAGCTTTGAATCATATCTAGAAAATTATGCTATCTCC